AACCTCAACACTCAGCGCCCCGGCGATCGCGATCAAGGCCGCGCGGACGGCACTTTCAGCGACCGACTTGAAAACGAGGTTGTCCATGTGGTCTGGCTCCGGTGCAAAATCCATCTAGCGAAAACCCACCACTGACGCAAGGCCAGTAGTGGGTGAGAAAGGAGTGTCAATTACTCGACGGGCGTGAGAGTGACGATGACGACGCCGGTGGCGTTGGTCGTCGTGCCGGCGAAGTCAACGCCGATGGCGTCGCCCGCAGCGATTTCGAGGTCTGCCGCCGTGGCTGAAAGTGTGCCCGTCTGGTTGGTGTGAGCCGTACCGTCGAGGGTCAGGTTGTTGGAGTGAAGTGCCGTGCCCGATGCGATCGCGGTGCCGCTCGCGGCCTTCTTCACAACCGCAGTCGCACCCGCCGCCGAAGCGGTCGGGCGGAACGTGACCGCCTTGACTCGCATCTTGCAAGGCGCGATGTAGAACACGGCGTCGACCGGCGACGCGGGGAAGGCCCACGCCGCCGCGATGGGGTTGCCGCCGTTGAACAGAACCTCACCACCCAGGCCCGTGCCGGCCTTGGCTCCGCCCGTGAGGTTGAGGTTGCCGCCCGCGCTGTTGCCGCTCAGGGCGTCGCCGCCGCTGACCGTGAGCGTGGTGCCGACAGCCTCGTTGTTGTTGGCCGCACGGATCTCAACACCACGGGCGGTGTCGTTGATGCGGACGGTGAGATAGTCGGTCTTGTCAAAGTCGGGTTCGCCCGTGGCTCGCACGGGGTTGTAGTTGCCCACGTCGGTCGCACGGACACTGCCGCGCTTCTCGTCTACGTATCCGGTGCCTGTGTTGGCGCCCATGTGATGCTCCTAAAAACTGCCCGGGGCTTGTCGGCCCCGGGTCTTTGTGCGAAGTGATGAGAGAGACGCGATTAGTCGGCGATACCGATCTCGCCGGCGGTCCAGACAGAGCCAAGGCCAAGGCCCACCGAGACGCTCGACTTCACAACCCAGACCATGCGGTTCTCATCCCAGTGGACGATGTTGCGCATGCCGCCGAGCTTGACGCCGGCAATGGGGCCCATGCCCGCGTCGTACTCGCCAGAGCCGCCCTGCGAATACATCGCAAGCGCGACGGGCTGGCGAACGCCGGTACGCGAGAAGTCGCCCTGATACTTGGTGAGCGGCTCGGTCGCACTGGTGATGTTGGTGCTGGGAAGCTGCTGCTCGACAACGTAGACGTCGAAGCCCTGGAGCCGACCGATGCGACGGTCGCTGATGCTCCCGTTCGCCTCGCTCGTGTAGTCTCGGTTCATAAGACGGCTTGAGTACATCAGCACGTTGCGAATGTGGCTGTCGATGAACAGCCTGCGGCCCTCGGTCGGGATGAAGTCGGCATCCATCTGAGCCGCGAGCGTTCCTGCGTCCTGCTCGAATCGGTCGGCGCCGGTCGAGCTAATCGGGTACGCATCGGTCAGGCTGGTTACTCCAGCACGTTCGACGACGTTGCCGCCAAAGTGAACATCAGTGACCGCCGCAGCACGAGCCGCAAGAGCGAGAAGACGCCACGCGCGGTTGTTGATGATCTCGGCGACCTTGCGTGCGCATTCGCGGGCGATTGGGGCGACGGCATCCCACGGCGGAATCTCGGCGTCTTCCCAGTCAATCTTGACCGCCTTGACAAGCATGCGGTCGAGCCCGACGTTGTACTTACTGTTCACCAGGGTGTCGCCCTCGATGAACGAGCCCTTGACGTGGTGCTGAGCATCCTCGGGGCTGGAACCGAAGATCGGGAAGTCGTGGCTGGTCGAGCCGACCGCCAACTGCTTCATGGGGATCATGGCGTTGTCGAACAGGTAGTTGTGCCTCTTGAACGCTTCGAGCATCGTCGGTTCAAGAGCGGTGTAGGTGAGGGAGCGCTGATCGCTACCCACACCCAATGGCATGGCAACATTCACTGACATGGATCACCTCCGTGGAAAGTGAGCGATCTCACTCAGTCCGCGCGTGAGGTGTCCCCGCTCGCGGGCTCCCGAAGGAGGTATCCGCTGCGTGGGGCTCAGCTTGGTTGAGTTGGAAGAATGCGACGCACACGCGCCGCGAATGGACTACTTGGGTTCGTTCTTGGTCTTGGCGGGCTGCTGTGGCGGTGAAAGCAACTGCTTCACCATTCCGGAAAGCTCGGCAAGCTGCTGTGCCTGTTCGTCGACCTTGGCCCGCAGGCGAGTCTCTTCGTCGACGTAGGCAACCGGGAACCCGCCGCTCAGTCGAGCCTTCTCGATTGCGGCGTCGATCGCACCCTGCTCCTCGATGTTGGTGGCCTCGCTGATGAGGGCTCCACTCTCGATGTCAACCACCGAGACTGTGATTCTCTGTTCTTGCTCGTCCTTGTCGTTCTTCACCCACCCCGCGACGGACCTGAAGGTGGCGTTCATCTGACCGAGTTGAAACTTCTGGTTCTTTGTGAGCGTGGGCATTGAGCTTCCTTACCAAGCGCGAGTGATCTTGGGATTGACCTTCTGGGTTGCTGCGATGCGGCTGAGGAGGTCCGCGTCAGCACTCCAGTTTCCGTACCTCTTGGTTGATTCGGCCATTGCGTTGAGCATTTCCTGCTGCGTCTTGAACACTTCGCCGCCAGTGCTTCGCGAGGACTCGCCGCTCACGAGCGGGGCCGACTTCCCGGCCCCGACGCTGGCCTTGCGATACTCCAGCACGTCGCGAAGGGCACCCTTGAACCGCTTGGGATCTCCAAGCCGCGCGTTGATGTCCTCGATCTCGTCGGCGGGGACAAAGCTCTTGGCGTTCGCCAGCAAGTTGGTTAGCTCCGCTTCGCCGCCAACGATCGCCGCCGCCTCGGTCTTGATGCGTTGCTGGGCCTGAGCCCTGACCGTGATCTGGGCCTGCTGGCCTTCAAGGAACTGGTCGACCGCCGCCCTGGGAAGCCCCAGCTTCGCCTTGATCGCCTTGTACTGCTCGTCACTCAGCTTGCCAGTCTCGGCGAAGGACTTGGAGACGTCCTCGGGCTTCAAGCCCGCCCGTTCAAGAATCGCCCCGACGTCGGCTGTGTCGGGGATCTCGTCAACGGCAACGTCGCCGAGTTTGAGGGTGTCACCATCGGGAGCCGGAGCCTTGGGTTGACCGATCTTCTTCTGAAGCTCGATGTAGCCCTTTTCAAGCTCGTCGGGGTTCTTGTACTTTCCCGCGTAGACACGTTCGGCCGGTGGTTGCGTCGATGCGGGATCCGTCTTTACTGCTGATCCATCTGCGACTGCGTTGGGGTCTGCCATGTGATCCTCTAGTGTCAACCTGTCGGCGAAAGTGCCGCCTGCGCGACGTTGCCGATGACTTCCGTGGCCTTCTCATTAGCGAGCATCGCTTGCTGCATGCTCATCGCCTGCCGCTGCTCGTCTTCAAGCTGCTCTCGTGTCTTGATAAGGCCCGGCTCCTGAATGCGGCTGAACCTTGCCAGCACGTCGGCCAGCACGCCCATGTCGATTCGCCGGATCGCCTCCGGGCCCAATGAGGCGACCACCTGTGCGTATTCGAGAATCGCGCCGGCACGGTTGGAAGCCTCGATCGCCGCGAGGCCAGTCAGTACGGAGACTTCCGTGCTTCCCTTCGGCAGTTTGGTCAGTACGCCGTCCCGAACCATCTGGTATTCAAGCCGCTCAATGAGCGGAACCTGCTGGTAGTCGGAGATGCTGCTGTACGCACCGCCAAGCCCCTGCTCCAACTCCAACGCGACACGAGAGACTTGATAGGCCGTGACTCGCTCGCCCCTCGGGGTTGTCTCACCCTCGATGAGGAACGCGCGGCCAAGGTCGCGGCGGATCGTCTCCATCGTCTGGAAGCAGACGTTGAAGTCGTTGAGCTTGTTGGTGTTGAGGTAGGCAATGTCCTGAACCTGACCGCCCTGTACGCTGCCAAACATGATCTTGCCACTCGGACCAGCAAGATCCTGGTCGCGGACCTGCGACCCGTAGTTCTTGACCACCGTGAAGTGGCTGCAAGCGTGGGCATAGTCAAGTAGACGCTCGCGGAGATTGTCGAAGCTCTGGAGGTCGGCAAGCAATTCCTCGACCTTGCCTCGCCCGTAGTTCTCGCCGGAAACCAGCTTGTAGGGGGTTGCAAAGTAGGGCGATACCGGTTCTTCGCTCGTGACGATCTCGACGTTGTTGACTTCCTGAGTGATGACCCACTTCTTCGTGAAGGGGGACCACTCAATCAGCGTGTAGAGATCCTTCATGCGCTCCGCGACCGGAGTGCCCATGTTGGCGATGTCGCCAAGATTCGCCTTGGCGATAGCCTCTTTTGGCAGGCTCGCCACGTCGATCCTCTCCCGAACGCAATGGTGGAGCACGTCGCCGCACGAGTCCCGCAGCGTGGTGTACTGGTCGGGCCGGAACACCTTGATCCGATAGTCGTCGGTGAGTTGTTCCAGCACGTCGCCGCAGGCGAACACGTAGGACAACGCCACTCGCTTACGGCTCTTGAACCCGGACTTGCGGCGTGGAGCGGCGTCAAAGGCCCCAACGTCCCGGCGATACGGTGCCGATTCCAGCGTCGCGAGCATCGTTAGCTCGCGCATGAAAAGCTGCTGTTCAAGCTCCTGCAAGTCTGCCGGATTGACGCTGCTGCTGTGCCGGATGGACGCGGCTGGGAGATAGCGGAACCAAGGACCACCCCACAGGGCCGCAAG